AAAATTAAAAAAGTAAAAGAAGATTTCCAAATTTTAGTAGGTCAAGTAGGAGAAGTAGAGATTGGAATTATTAATCTTAATAAGAAGAAAAAAGAATTAGAAAAAGAATTAGAAACAATTCAACAAGAAGAAATTAATGTAGCTAAAGAACTTGAAAGCAAATATGGTAAAGGAAATATTTCTTTAGAAACAGGAGAATTTACTCCAATAAAATAGTTTTTTTAAAAAAAACATAATATTTATAACAAAATAAAATAACATAAAAATGGCAGAAGTATTAATATCACCGGGTGTTTTAGCAAGAGAAAACGACCAATCACAAGTAACATCACAACCAGTACAAGCAGGTGCTGCAATTATTGGACCAGCTGTTAAAGGTAGAAAAAATATACCTAAATTAGTAACAAGTTACTCAGAGTATTTAGCCAATTTTGGTAGTACATTT